TGAAAATCAAGAGATCGGACTCAGCATTCTTTTCGCATACGATTACTTGCCACTGTTTCATCAAATGTTGTTGGCATTCAACACTTTCGGAGACACATTTGATGACAAACATCCCTCGTACATCGCCTTGTACAATAAACTTTTCTCTTAAACAAATATAAATGACTGACACACGAAATAAATCACAACGCGGCGACTACGATTTGGAACAAGCTGTGAATTTTGGACAAGCCGAATATAATGGCAAATATGGATCACCAACTGCCACCCATTTGCCTGGTAATGGACTTATCGGACAACGGGTTTCGCGTGTAAATTTAGCGAATAACTCTTGTGATATTGAATCGATGTTGCGTGGAATCGGATCATGTAATATGGTTACAAAACAAGCAGCTGTTGTTCCTGACTTGCGTGATTTAAAACCTCTTAACCTATATGAATCACAGGCGACACAGATCCCTGAGCCACTGGTTGTGCACAAACATCAACGCCCTCAGTGGTAAAGGGAACTGCCGTATTCCGCTTCGCTTACGCCTTTTTCTCGCGTAGCTTACTCCCATGCTTACAGGGGTTTCCTTAGAAATAGATTTAACGTGGAAGGAAAGATCTTAAGGAAGGATCTTAAGGGAACGTAGTTCCCTTATTAGAAATAATGTTTTTTCGTAAAACTTCGTGACTTTCCTTTTGCACGAAATGTTATGTTCAATGGTTTTTTTCGTCGATTGAAGTAAGGAAAACTATGCAACAGTGTCTGGTTTAACTCGGGTTTATCTACATTGTTCTCCTTAATAATACTTTCTTCCGTAACACTTTCATCATTTGCGTCAGAAATGATTTCTCTAAAATTACATTTTCGTCGTTTAAAATATTCCGGATGGCTAGTGATATATTCAACTACCTTATCATGTATCGAATCCGCTGATTTGATCGGTGTGTCCATCATCTTTTCAATTGTTATATTTACATAATCATTCAGCGTGTACAAGTTACCATCGATACTGACCTTTATCGGCAATCTAATCGTCGCGATTAAGTAATTATCAAAGTTTTCCTCATCCTGCATTATATTTTATTGTTGCAATAATTATATTAGCTTTTTTCACATAAATATATTTAGAAATATGTTTTATTAGCTAAATATATAAAAATGTCAACCCCTGTAGTAGAAACCAAGTATATTATTATTGGAATCGATCCTACGAGCGGATCCTATGTGTATGAACAAAAAACACAAAATGAAGCTGCTGTAACAAACGATGATGTTACTTCCAATCCGTATGATTTACTCAAAGTGCAGAATCCAGCAAACAAAAAATTTGTAAAAATCAAAGTTCAACAATCATCGATTGAGCCAATCGGGTCAAATGAACAACGTCCATCGTTCAAACTCAACGAAAAATGGTATACCCTAGTGCTTGATGAGAAGGTTGATCACGCAGATATAGATCCAGTAGCATCGTTTGTCACATCCGAGTGGTTTTATGAGACGTCTGGATCAGAAGACCCATTTGATGCGTTTCGATATTTCTATAATCACGACCTCGTTGTTAAAAATGTTAAGTACTTGTTTAGGTTGCCAGACAGTGCTAGCAATTTTAATACAGTTTTTGCAGATTTTAAAAACGCAATTGTACGAGGAAGTCCGCTAAATGACATCCGCAAAGAGCTTGCCAAACCATATTTTGCAGTGAAAACTATTTTAGATATGAATACATCTATTATCAGAAAAATCGATACTGGCGAAAGTATGGTAAATAACTATTTTATTAACCTTCCTCCTCAACGGTATGGATATCCAAATATAAAGGGTGACAAATCGAATATCATCACCGGACTGCATATGTTATATGACATTCAAGGGTACCTGACGTATAATGCATCGATTATTGCTGCCAACTTAATATACATACAAACCATACATAAACATATAAAGGATCGAACTTATTTTTTAAACAAAAAAAGCTATCTTGAGGATGGAATTAACAACTTTGAAAGCGATGTTGGCAAGATGACGTTGCCAGATCTGGTGGTTGCAGGATCCCCTTATGCGTTCTTACAACATGTGTGTAAACTAGAAAAGATAGAATTTTTAGACTTGCGTGCTGCTCCTGCTGCTCCTGCTGCTGCTGCTCCTACTTTTATAAATGAGGTTGTTATTGTCTATGGAAAGTCATCCACTCCCGACAATTATGAATTAGTTAGTCAAATCTTTAAATTAGACAAAATTGGTCAATATGTGTTTTACGATCTTAACAATAAAACCATGTATAACGACATAGAGATCAGAGATGATTCTGAAATCAACACAATTATGTCGTATTATATCGAAAGCGACGAAACAATATCTCTATATCGACGAATCGATCCCGGCACATACCGCGATTTGTTTTTACAAAAATTCTTTATGGACAGTGGAACAATTAATACACTGCTTACCACAAATCTATCATTCACCTATATAGATCAATATATAAGTATCGACGGCGACGATGCAGGCCGTAAGAACACTCGGATAAATAACTTCGTCAAAGCTTATTTAGCATGCAAGTCGAAAATCGATTTAGACAAAATAATTACTGAAAATTTTAAAGCAACCAATTCGAGGTTTGGCATTTGTAATTTTAACGGCGAGCTTTCACATTTCACTGCAGCAATGCAACTAATATATGATTGTTGTCCAATGAGAACTGGATTGCTTCAAAGTATGATAAATGATGCAGCTAGCCCAAATGGACAAAGTGATATTCAGTCTTTGTTTATATTCATGTTGCTGAACCTCGAGTACTGTGTCTCGCGTATTTGTAGTAATATTGAGGTAATTCTTCCGACAAGTAAAATGGGCAATAATCCACTTAGCATGATGATGTCAGCACCTGGCGGAAAGCAAGTTAATGTGTTTTCAAATTATAAATATTGTGTGGAATTTATCGAAAATATTGTGCGTGCATTTCGGTATATCGGTGGTGACAAAGATAACACGACACCGTTGATGTTTAAGGGCAACAACGGTGACCGAGCAAGAAGTATATGCGAGAATTTTATTGAGAAAATCGATAATAATTATTATTTCCGAGAATACAATAAGAATGTCTTTAAATATTTTCAAGGAAAGATTGATGAACTTATTACAACACAAGCGAAAACAATTGGTCAAACGGAACAAGACAAGTTTCGTAATGAAGTTGAATCACAATGGATTATTAATGATATTCTATTTGGTGCAGATCTATTGGCCGATGTATACGAGTACGACGCTCGATCTAGACGTGAATCGATTATAAATGATAAAATTGAGGCAGCCACAAAAAAAAAATTACCGGATGCCACGAAAAAAGTATTATCCGATTTTGAAAACAAACGAGGTAGAGAACCGCATATTATAAAAAACAAATGCGTTGAGACAATTCATAAACTTTTCGGAATTCTATCCGCTGGTAATAATGTGTTTATTGATTTCATGGACGACGAACGAGTTCTTACAGAAAGACAAAAACATTTTACTACTACTAAGCCAACATTTGTGATATTGGTTGGAAAACTTCCAAGAAAGACATTATCGGATGCTACCTATGTAACAGTGACAATTGCAGTACGCCCCGAACGTAATGGTGTATATGAAAGAATTGTTGAAAACCGATATGACCACACAGAACAAAATGGCTGTCGATTGGTTTATGATGGTGCTAAATGGCAAAGTGTTTATATTGATGAAAATGATAACGCATCTGTAACCATAGATTTCGACACCGGTACGGCTGCCGGTACGGCTGTCGGTGAATTGCTTACCGCATTTAAAAAGGCGGATAACAAAAATGTCATTGTCGAACCAGGCACCCCTGTAATTACACAAAATGAAAATGATATTTTGTCAATGCCGCCGGCAACCACAACAATATTACCAGATACATATACTTTCGGTGACAAAGAATACAAAAAAATCGGCACTATTTACAAAAGCATTTACCATGATCATTATTACAAATACTGTAGACACACGGAATATAATAATAATGAACTGTTTTTTGATTGTAGCAAAGAAAGTGTTCCGGATATAGATGCACGAATGACAAGAGAAAATATGTTTGCGTTCATACGTCTATACGAATCACCAGATCTTGATTACAAGAAATATTTTGTTAAAGAACACCCATTTTTGTACCCGGATATACTAAAATTCGAAGGCAATGTCAACGTGGATAAAACATTTAATATCACGTCACCTTACGTCGACTCAAGTAAAAAATAATTATTGTGCACCGCATGCACCTTACACTTTGTGCACCTTACACCTAATCTTTCGACAAAGACGTGTTTCATCTTGGAATACATATATCTGCACTTTACTTCGCGTATAGTTTTCCATAAACTCGGTGGTATGAATCCGAGAAAACATCTTCAATTCTTCAATATACACCGTGAATTCAAAGACACCATGTCTCAATTCACAACGGTCAAACAACACCCCATCAAACAAGGAGTTCGGTGGTAACTTATCAAACATCGCCAACAACTCGCAATCCATCTGCACCCTGCGAATGTCTTTCGTCACGGCATTGATAACATCTAGTTTGTCAAACCATTTATCGAAAAAGGTTTGACAACCATCACTGATCTCAAATGTGCAAAACAAGATCTGGTTAAGAATATCGACCAATCTGCGAATCGGACTGGTGATGTGCACATACGAATCCACCCCGAGTTGAACATGGGGTTTCGCAATCTTGCTATAAGAACTTGCCGAGTGTTCGAAGAAAAACCGATTCGGAGCGGCATCGCAGGTCCCGCGGAACACCGCCTTTGACATGTGTTCCGCCTTTGACATGTGTTTTGCACACTCGGTGTTCATTTTGATCATCCAAAAAGATACCACCTCATGCGAATCGTCTGTTTCCGCGAGTGTGCTCAAAACGCGATATGCAGGATTATCGACCAATGTAGGGTCTTCGTATACATAATTCTTGTTTACATGGATCAATACATGCTTGTAAACAGGTGGAAAGAGGACTTGCTTCGTGGTCATGTCAAAGGTGAGCGACATCATGAAGGCGAATCTGTCATGGCCTTGTACCAATGAGCAAAGTGTGTCGGAGAGAAGCGGTGGTAAGAGTGGCAGTTTCTTGTTTGGCAAATAGATGGTGGAAACCCGGTCGGTCATGAAACTCCAGAGATCAAAGGTTTCGAGCCAGAGAACCACGTTTGCAATGTAAACATTCACGGTGGCTATATTATTCTCGGTCAACGACACCGAAAACGCGTCGTCAAAGTCGGTGCAGCCATGCGGATCGATCGAAAACACGGAACAACCGGGTTGACGCAAATCTTCGATGGCGTACTTGGGAGTTTCGAGAATGGTCTTGATATGGTTCGACTCGTGAGTTTGTTTATATTGTCGAACCGCATTGGAAAACAGCGAAAGTGAGAGATTGAGATGTTTACGCCAAAGCTGGTACTCGCAAAAGGCATCAAAGGAATCGACGTCGCCGAGGGTTTCTGTGATTTCACCACGATCCGAAGAATCCAGGTATTTGAAGACAATGTATTTGTTTTTATTCGCTTTGTTGAAAGAGGGGGGTATGGCATAAGGAATTAAAACATGTGGGAGTTCAACATTGTCGGGAATGCATTTATATAAAAGACGGCGACCGGAACGACCAAATGTCTTGGTAGTGACAAGGACACCGGCATAACAAGATGACATCTTTTTTTTTTAATTAGAAATTACTTTTTTTAATTAAAATTTTATTTATGATGTTTATTAAAAGCATGGGATTTAAAGGGAACGGCAATTCCCTTTATTTTCGCATCAATGCTATCATGGAGTTGATGAATTTCGCGATACAGCTTTGTGATTTCGGTAGACTGGGTGGTTGTGAGCCGCCGAATGAGTTTAAGCGGGAACGGATACATGGGTATATGGTCATCAAACATATAAAACCGGTTATTAAGACTATTCAACTGGTCGCGTTTTTGCTCAATGATACTTTCCAACTCAGCAACTGCGGTCTCATAACTATCCGAAGATTTGGCATCATGTTCGAAGAGGCGACCGAAGTGGTCAGTGAGTTTCGGTGCAGTAGATTCTGTCATTGTTTTTTCTTGTTGTTTATTTTATGACGTTCTTACGACTGCGTCTCGCACCCAAGTTTTGTTTCTTTTTGGTGTTGGATGCATTTGGAATCTTCGGATAATAAAAGAACTCTCTTACAAGATACATGATTTTTTTAGTAATGGCGACTTCATTCTCAGATGCAACATGATTGTTTTCTGTCAGATGATTGTTCACACATCTCTCAATCTCCGGACAAAACAAGACAATTCTACGAATCATCGCGGCCTTGCTCAACGAATGAAAATACGCCTTTGGTAATATGTAGTATACCCGACTGTCGCACATGTTTTCATAGTAAGTGTTATCGATAAAACACGTCTCTACCGCGTCTTCTGGTAGTATAGTGCATTGTATAAAGTCGGAATAGATTTTGGAATTGGAGGTGCGTTTGAGTTCGACGATTCTGTTTTTGATTTTGAACGCATTGATAATCTTGTCAAACAGACCGGGATGGATCTTGGAGTGAATATAATTGACAATCATTTTAACCCATTCTTCGCCACACTGGTTGTTTGTGTAGATGTATAACTTGTACAAATGATTGTCTTTTTTTTTATTAAAGAGAAAATCAAAAATAGTAAGAATACCTGGGCGAAAAAACTCGGGAAACAGGTCCAATATGGCATCGAAATCATTTTGCGTGAGTTTTCGGTTCATAATATCCGCGTAACATTTGCAAATGATTTGCAAGTGATGGAAATGCCCGATGGTTTCATCCAGATCGAAGACAATCACCTTCTTCCGCTTGGGTGGGCGATACCGATTGTAATGTTTGCCCTTGAATACCCGGACATCGTGTTTGTTTGTAAATGAATAACGTATCATTATATTATAACGAGACATTATTTGTCGAGATAATCAGCAACAGACAGCACCAGTTTCTCTCCAGGCGTCAGTTTTTGATAGATCAAACACTCGTCGAACAAGATTTTGATAAACCTGTT